TAAAGATTTTCCAGGCTGATATGAAAATATTCTTTTTGTTTCTCTAGTTACTTTTGCACCAGCAGTAACTCCAACCGATAAATGAATAGCACTCTCATTAAGTACATATGTTGCAGTTCCACCAGTTACACCAAATGTGTCCCATTTATCATTTTCCTGATAACGATGTTGGGAATCGAACAGAGTAAATGGAGTTGAAATTTTGAGGCGATTAAACGCATCTACTGCGTTATCCTTGAATCCGATTTTGTCGTTGAACAGATAGGTCATTAAATTATTCTCCAACCATTTCTATACACAAACTGTAATGATGCGTTATTTATATTAATAATTGCTGAACTTTCACGGTCAATTGTATCTGATGCTGTTGCACCTTGAATAATAATATACTTGTATGGATCACCAGCACGACCAGATTCATCCTTTACAATCACTATCTTTCCGTTTTCTGGATTGGATGGTAATTGTATAAATGCTGTTCCGCCATAACTAACACCAATATAATAATCATAGAGATTTGAAGCATAATAAGCACCAGTGATTCCACGACTTGGTACTATATTATTACTGCCACCTATAAAATCTATCCAAAACTTATTATTGCCTTCTTGAACATAGGTATATAAGACAGCATCTGATGGTTTATACCAGCGATCCCCCACATTTGCATTTACAGGGACACGCTCAGAAACATAAAATGCTTGGTTTCCAGCAATTTCTTTCCATACCGAATCGCCTTCAATTGTTCCTGGTATCTTAGATGATGTTGGTTTTACCGCAACATACCGTTTACTACCATATTCTACAGAGTCTCCGATAAAATAAAGATAAGGTTTTCCGTCAGCATCATACTGACGAAATTTGCCTCTAAAATTTAGTCTATCGGATACATCCATTTCAATTATATATGATCTTACTAAAGTTATTTTTCTTCTCAAATGAGACTACACTTGAGAATTTATCAACTAACTGGTCTGATTTGTGACTGATAACATATACATTTGCTTTATCACTTACGATTCGTAATAGTTTCATAAGTTCATCCATTCCTACCGAATCAAGCGATGAATCAAAAACCTCATCAAGAATCAATAGGTTGCAATTTACGCTGTTCTTTAGACGAGCAATTTCACGCCATGCCAAGAGCAATGCCAAGTCAATTCGCATCTTTTCACCTTCGCTAAAGTTCATATAACTAAAATCATCCCTGTAACGAGACTTGATTTGCTCATTGAACTCTTCATCCATATGAAACTGCACAAAGAAGTCCATTGATGATAAAAACTTATTGATGAATTTATTCATATGGGGCAAATAGTATTTAATTATCTTTGCCTTAACCCCACCATCCTTTAACAGTTCATTTGCAAATTCATGATACATCAAATCGCTTGAATGCGACTCTCGTTCTGTTTCCAATGTGGACAGAGATGCCTCAAGCATTGTCAATTTTTGCTTTTCTTGTATTAAATTTACAGAAATAGTTGAGTTATCAATCTTTGATTCGATCCTTTTAATCTCATTTTCATGAATTGATATTTCTTTAATAAATGCCTTATATTCAGATAGTTGGTCCTGAAGAGTTTTTATGGCAGTTTTAAAGTTACTAATTTCAGAATCACATTCTTCTATGAGTGTGTTTCCTCTGCCAATCAATTCATTCTGTTCGGATATTTCTAGATTGTTTAATAGAATTTTTTCCTTTTTGAACTTTTCATCTATTGCCTGTGAACAGGTAGGGCAATTAGAATTGTCTTTAAAGAATTTTGTCTCTTTTTCTTTTGAATCGATAACAGCATTTATTTTAGATATTGATCGCTGTACATCTTTAATTTTAAATTGCTTTTTATTGATTACTGATTCTATGAATTCAATTTCTGTTTGCTCCTCACCCATTTTTCTTGAGAGCATTGTAGATTTCAACTCGTTGATTTTAGACTTATGCTCTTGAATTTTTAGAAGTTTTTCATCATTATCTTCACTATTTTTTTGCTCTAGATTTGAAATATATGATTTTTGTACAGAAATTTTATTTCGCTCAATCTCAATCTTTGAATTCAAATCCTTGATCGTCTCCTTGATTGATAATACCTTTCCTTTCAACACCACATTCATGGTGCTAAAAACATCAATGTCAAGAATGTTTTCAATCACACTTCTACGATCAGCAGCAGACAGTTGCATGAATGGCACAAAAGACGAACTTCCAAGAATCACCACTTGTGTGAATGTCTTGTAATTCATCTTTAAGATTTGATTCTCAAGAATCTCCTGATAATCTAGACTTTTTGCCTCTTGATCTATTAATTGACCATTCTTGTAAATTTCAAAAATTCTAGGAGAAATTCCTCTTCGAACCATGAACTTATCGGAACCTTTGGTAAATTCAATTTCAACAAGACAGTTTTTTTCATTTACCGAATTTACCAATTGTGGAATATTGATTTTACGAAATGGTTTACCAAATAACGCAAAAGTGATTGAGTCTAAAAAAGCAAAAGACTTACCACTTCCATTCGAACCGCATATGAGAGTCGTATTGTTTTTATCCAATACAATCTCTGTCATATTATTGCCAAATGATCCAAAGTTCTTAAATCTTACCTTTTCAAATTTAATCATATTTTTAGACTTTCCATATAAATATCACGAATTAAAGTCTTTAGTTTACCTTTGTCTATATCTCGTTCAATTGCGTCAATTTCACGACCAATGATACTCATTGTATCCTCTGATTCGGTGAATTCAACACCTGATGCTTTGTGATCTATTTGTTCTTCAATAATTGACAGGTCTTGAATTCCCTTATCCCAGAGAGCATCGACAAAGCGATCAAAAATTTCTTGCTTGCTTTTTGATCTCACAGTCACACGAATGAATCCATGCTTTAGATTCGTATCCTTTATGAAAGTAGCAATCTTTTTAATTTCTTCTGGCGATGAATCATCATAGTTAAAGATATGAAAAATATTATTTGTATTTTCTACAAATTCTAATTCATCGGTTTGAGTGTCATAGACATGGAATCCCTTTTTAGAATACACATCTGAAAAGTTTATTTGATATTGAGTTCCCAAATAATGAATGTTTCCCTGGGATTGTTTTATATGAAAATGACCAGAAAGAACTCGGTCGAACCGATTGAACATTTCTGTAGTAAACCCATGCATATGCTTAACACCAAGGACTACCTGAAATCCATTGATTTCAAAGTGACCACCAATCATGCGGCATGGACACTTAGATATAAAATCTAAAACTTCTGCTTCGTTTTCTTTTGTCACCCAAGGAATTATGCCAAAACAGAAATCACCAAACTGAATCATCTGTGGATTCTCATAGACGGTAATATTATCATATTTACCCGTGAGAAGTTCTTTTAGTGAATTTAAATCATTGGTATTTCTAAAGTATGTGTCATGGTTTCCCACGGTAACATGTAAGTGAAGTCCATCATCCACTAACTTATTAATAAATCTTCTTCTGACTGAAGAAAGTGTATTGAAATTTACATACTTTCTTCGGTCAAAGAAGTCGCCAAGGTGAATGATCTGTGTGATTCCGTGTTCTTTGAGATAAGGAAAGAATTGTTTTTCAAAAAACCCGAGAGCATTATCTAAAAAGAACGGCGAATCATTGCGTACCCCGAAATGGGTATCGCATATAAATGCTATTTTCAATTATTTTTTCCTTCTTTTTCTTTTCTTTTTCTCTTTCGGTTCCATCTTTTTGATATCGTTTTCGCTAAGAGAAAAATGTTTTTGAAGAAACTCACTATATGAACTTATATCTAAATCTTTTCTCATCCAATCAACTAATCTACCATCAAAATCATTCATTTGCAGACTTTTGTACTTGATGTATGCCTGCTTTTTTTCTTTTTCTATTCGTCTTAAGAACGCATAGTAAATTATTTGAGTAAAATATGAAAATGGATTTGAAGATTTGGTGGGATCGAAATTGTGGGCGTAGAGTAAGCAATTCTCCACTCCATCCCCAATCATATCTTCTCTGAACGGATAATTTATAAAGTTTGGTCTATGCGATAGATGTTCGGCAATCTTCAAAAAAGATTCTGCAATATAGTCAGTAACGGGTGGACGCTTATCTCCACAATTTTCTGCTTGCCTTACTAGTTTTTTCCATTCTGTCATGGACTTGCAAAATTTTTCATTATCAATATAGTGTCTTAATGATTTTACTTCTTTTTCTATTTCGGTTTCATCATTTGGTTTTTTCATGAAATTCCTCTTCACGCACTAAGTATAGCATAGCAAAACACTTTTTCAAGTCTTCTATGACTTTTTTTAAAATCTTTGCACAAGAAGCTTGACAAGTTTTGGGGGGCATGTGTATAATTTTTGTGTGGAAAGAAAGAAGAAGTCTTCTAACTAGTAACTATTAGTTATAATCACCAGACTTAGGATCTGGATTCCAATCACTAAGCTTATTACCGAAGTCTCCGCGATTCTTCTCATCACCAGTAAAACGGTTACGCTTTTTGACTTCATTAACCATATCTAAAAGAACCTTTGGATCTAATAGACCACCTGTGATCATATTCATGATTGCTTCTGCTGGTATGTAAAGTTGCATCATGATCATATGACGATCCAATTCAGATTCGTCTTTCATGTCTGGTGGAAGATAATTATTCTTGTTTGATTTTTTTCTCTTCTTTGGAAGAGGTTTCTTCAATTCTTCCTGTGATGGACCTAATGTGTCCATCAATTCTTCTAAAAAGTTACTGAATAATTCTGCTTCCTTTTTATCCATTTGCATTTCTGGAAACATTTTAGTTGGTTCTTTAATTTCAGCATCTTTTAATATAGTTTTTACATTATCACCACTGAATTCTCTTTCACACTCTATTTCATAGAGTTTTTTTGTATCTTTGCTTGGTTCACTTATGAATGCTATATGATTCAATGGTAAAGATACATTCTTATCTTCCATATTTACTAACCAATCGTGAAGAGTGGTAACATCACATGGTCTTCCTTCCTCATCATATGACTGCAAAGTACGAAACACCATTGGTTGAAAAATTTTAATCACGGATTCAGTTTCTTCAAGAATCTGTCCAGCGATTTCCTCACCACTTCGTAGTTTTAGAACTTTTAGATTCATTCGCTTATTCTCCTAATTTTATTTTAGTCTTCTTGAATGTAAACTCTTCATTAGTATATATGGTTATGCGTTCATCCATGTGACGAAGGGCATGATTACGATACTTGCCCCAACTCAAATCATCACCTAAATCAAAAACAACTACTTTGTCTTTTGTTTCCGACTTACGAAGACCTCTACCTATGGATTGTAGCACACGAATGACTGATTTTGAAGGGGAAGCGAATATAATGGCATGAATATTCTTGATATTGATACCAGTGCTACATGTGCCATAAGAAGCGACCAATACACTGTTGTTGCTGCTATCAACAATCTTTCTTATTTGCTCTCGCTCTTCAATATCGGTTTTTCCACAGATGAGATAACACTCTTTTTTATTTCTCTTTGAAATAGTTTGATGTAGAGGGACTCCATGCTTGTCAACAAAATTGAACAGAACGAGCACATTACCAGAAATGCTATTTGCAAGTTCTGATATAAAATTATTTCTCTCTCCATTCAACACCAACCATTCTATTTCTTGTTGATATTTTGCTCTTTTGATCTCTTGAATCTTTTTATCAGAATGGCGAAGAACAAGGCATTCAATCTTTAATTGTGCAAGGACTTCTTTATCTATAAGTTCTTTTGTTGAAGTTACCTGAAATACAGGACCAAACAAACCTTCAAGAACAAGACGATGAACTTGAGTGCCGTCTAATGTTCCTGTGGTTCCGATTCTATATTCACATTTTTTAAGTTTAGTCATGATTTTAGTCAACGACTTTGCTTTGAATAAATGTGACTCGTCACCAATTATCGCATCAAATTGTTCAAAGTATTCCTCATTTTGGGTGTACAGACTTTGCCATGTTGAAATTATGACTCGGCAATTTGTTTGTTTATCCTGACCACCGTATACCAGATGAATGTGTTTTGATATTGCCTTTGAATTTGCATAGTCCTGGAAGTCAGAATTTAATTGTGTGACCAAACCTGTGGTTGGAACAACAATCAATATTTTCTTATTGACTCTTTGCAAGAGTTCAAGCATGGTCATGTATATGATCAAACTCTTTCCACTTCCCGTTGGAGATATGAGAAGAGTCCTACGATTTTCAAGGGCGTGTTTGATTGCTTCGACCTGGTAGTCATGGGGTTCGATCACCTTGCCCCCAGAATAAACTGTAGGCAATTCTACGGCAGTCTTGTCTTTGGATAGACTGGAATCATACTCTACCTTGTAACCCCGCTCAGAGGCGAAGGAGAGCACATAGGAAAGCAACCCAGCATATATTTTATTTGTTAAAATATTGAACAAGCGAATCTTCCCATCCCATCTTTTCTTACGAAACGCTGGGTTGTATTGAGAATTTGGAACGCGAAAGGTAAAGAAAGAGGATAACTCTTTTGCGATTCCTTTGTCGCATTCAATTTCAATATAAACAGAATCCACTTGTTTTATTTTTATCATACGCCTTGAGTGAACTTGATCCATTCAATTGCTGAACGAATATTCCACATCTTTCCTGCGATAATTTTAACTACACCCTCTATGTAATTTACCTTTTCTTTTTGTAGAAAGACTTTATTTGATAAATTGATGACCTCGGTGTCGCTGTCTATAAATCGATCCAGGTCTTGCTTGAGAATTGAAAGTTCAAATGGTTCCCAATTTTTCTTCTTGAGTTCATCATCTGACATTTTGCCAGAATAATATAACCATTTATCTCTTCGTAGAATCTTTAATTTCGATTCTAAGTTCTCAAGAATCAATTTTTCATCCATGAGAATGCAAAGATATTTGTTGTGAATCTGTGGAACTTTTGTGGATTCCTCATCTAAATGATTCACATCAATGGCAGTGTCGAGTTCCGCTTGTGCTTTTATTTGATCTAGGTTCATAGTGTAAAGTATACTAGTATTTATGGTAATGTCGTTAGGGGTTCTATCTCGTAATGTGTATATGCGAATGTTGCTGTTGCTATGACGGCATCTGTGTCCGTCAATGAAGAATCAAATTCAACTCCACTCAAGAATGTGGGATAGACATTTCTATATTTAATGCAAATTATTGGTCTATACGCACTATTCAATACCAAAAGATAAGCACTGCATACCTTTTGCTTTTCTGTTAATTTTTCGTATAGTCCTGGGCTTTTATGCGAAATGCCAAGATCCAACATCCAGTTGTGTATCTCAATCCAATTCTTCATATTTTCATCAACTGCAAATCCTACCTGAAGATCTTCATAGACATATGAAGTTCCTGGTCTTTTAATAGTCACTCCTGTTGGATTTGATTGAATTGATGTGCCAAATCCCAAAGATGGAATGTTTGCTCTTTGACAAAAATATGTCATTGTTGGTGTGCGTGTCATAACAAATCTAAACTTATTGTTTGTTAGATTATTATGAGTCTCTGGTTGAATTGGATTTTCAAAAAGAAAATCACCAGGAACTTCCGACAATACACTTGCAGGAAGAACATTCTTTAGAACTTGATCTGCATTATTTGGCATATTACTATTTATAATGAAAAACCCACGGGTTTCCCCGTGGGTCTTCCTGATTACTTTTTACTGAGTCTTATCAGTTACCACTGTTACCGTGGAGGTTAGTGACTGCGAAGAGACGGTAGTAAGCGTTGGTTGATGCTTCAAGACCATCGCTGGTGTTGAAGTTGCTGAAGGTTGTGTTACGACCACCAGCGAATGGATTGGCAACTAGACCGTAACGAGTCTTGAAACCGATCTTTGGCTGGAAGGTATCTTGACCAACAGCGCGGACCATTTGTAGTGGAACATATGGGCAGTAGAAGAATCCTGCGTCATATGGTGAGGTTCCCTTATAACCAACAGTTACGAAGTTAACATTGTTGGCAACGAATGGATCGATGTAGACCTTGAACTTATTGTTGAGAACACCAGCGAAGACATTACCAGTATCATCTACTTGCATGTCAACATTGAGTGCTGGTGAGAGGTTGAGGAATCCACCCATTGCGAGAGCAGAAGCGACATCTGCGCTGCAAACGATGAAGTTACCCTTGCCTCTACGAGTATCCTTAGCAATTTGGTTTGCTTCGCGTTCAATCTGGAACATTAGACCACGGAAGCGTTCTGCTGACCAACGACCGTCTGAGTCAG